GACAGACATGTTATTTGTCTTGGTACAGATCCTATAGTAGGTTCTTCTAGAACAGGATCAATTGATCCTATGTTTATCGCTTGGAGTGACCAAGAAAATGTAGCTGAATGGGAACCTAAGAGTACTAACACAGCAGGATCATTTAGGCTTTCTGCGGGGTCTGGTATTATAGGAGGAATAAGAGCTAGACAAGAAACATTAATTTGGACAGATACTTCTCTATATTCTATGACTTTTGTAGGACAGCCTTTTACTTTTTCTATTAATTTATTAAATGAAGGGGTTGGTTTAGTTGGACCTAACGCCATGGTAAATACTCCTAGAGGTGTGTTTTGGATGGATAAAAAAGGATTTTACGCTTACACAGGTCAAGTTCAAGAACTTCCGTGTACTGTAACTGATTATGTTTTTAGTGATTTAGAACAAGGACAAACTCATCAAATATTTGGTTTTGTTAATAAAGCCTTTGACGAAGTAGGTTGGTTTTATTGTTCCGAAGGAGTTACAGTAATTGATAGATATGTTACTTATAATTATGAAGAACAGGTTTGGATGATAGGAGAACTTTCTAGAACATCTTGGTTAGATGAAGGAATTTTTAGCGACCCTAAAGCAACCTCGTCTAGTTCTGACGTGGGATATATTTACAACCATGAAAGTGGAAATGATGATGATGGTTCTGCTATGACCAATGTGTTTATAGAATCTAGTGATTTTGATATTGATCCAGCTGGAGAAGACTTTCAATTTGTAAGTAAAATAATACCTGATATTAGATTTACAGGAAACGGAGACACGGGTAGTGGCGGACAACAAGTTGATTTAGTTTTGAAAAGAAGAAATTTTCCGGGACAAGAGTTAACTACAGCGGTTACAAGTGCGTGTGTCTCAACAACAACTAAGATAGATACTAGGGTGAGAGGACGACAAGCGGTATTGAGACTTCAATCTAACGATGATGATACAACAAAAATAGGAATGGGGTTTAGAGTTGGAGCTATGCGTTTAGATTCTAAGCCCGATGGTAGACGTTAATGTCTAAGATATTAGAAACTAAACTACCGTTCGCACAAGGAGAATTATCTCCAGACGTTTTTAACAGATTGGTTAGGGTTTTAGAATTAAGTTTAAATAAAGTTGATGTTGATTCAACATTATCCGTCAACGAAACACAAAGAAATTCAAATAAATTTCAATCAGGAGATATTATTTGGAACTTAGCTACTGATCAATTACAGCTTTGGACAGGAAAAGAATGGGTAAATATTTACAAAGGAACAGAAAATGGAGTACAGGGGGTTTCTAGTTTAGGAGTAGTGAGTGTTTCTACAGGAGGCGCTACTACGATTGCATTAGGAACTATCGCAACAGGTTACGGAACTGAGAATTGGTATACATAATATGGATATGCAAAAACTACAAAAAGAACTAACTTTTGATGAAGGTTGTGTTTATAAGATATATAACGACCATCTTGGATACGCTACTTTTGGCATAGGGCATTTAATAACAGAAAAAGATCCAGAACATGGTCTTCCTATTGATTACCCTATCTCTGAAGAAAGAGTAACCGAGTGTTTCGGAGATGACATAGAAGGCGTCTGTAATGACCTAGACCGAAACATTCCGTGGTGGGTAGGGCTATCTGATGATCACCAAAGAGTAATAGCTAATATGGCATTTAACTTAGGTATAAACCGTTTATTAAAATTTAAAAAGTTTATCAAGGCTATGCAAGAAAATGATTTTGAAACAGCCGCAGAAGAAATGATGGACAGTCGTTGGGCTAAACAAGTTGGTCCAAGATCAATTAGATTAAAAAATAGAGTTTTAAAAGGAGATTAAATGAAAGGCGTTAAACATTTTAAAAAAGACGGTACTGAACATAAAGGTAATACACATAAAATGCCTAACGGTAGTTTGCATACTAATAAAACGCATACTAAAACAAGTGTAAAACTTTTTCATTTTAAAGATTTATCTAAAACAGCAAGAAAAAAGGCGAGAGGATAATGGCAACTAAAACACATACTACAAAAGATGGCAGAAAAGCTAAAAAAGGTCTTTACTACAACATAAATCAAAAGAAAAAAGCAGGAAAAAAGATGCGTAAGAAAGGGGCTAAAGGAGCACCTACTACAGCGGCTTTTAAACGTTCCGCTAGGACAGCAAAACGTGGCTAAACGTAAAGAAAAACCTATAAGAAAAACTACAGGCAAAGGCGGAAACTACCGCAAGACTAAGTCTGGCGCAGGAATGACTAAAAAAGGGGTGGCTGCTTATAAAAGAAAGAATCCCGGAAGTAAATTAAAAACAGCAGTTACAGGTAAAGTTAAAAAAGGAAGTAAAGCAGCAAAAAGGAGAAAGTCTTACTGTGCACGATCAGCAGGACAAATGAAAAAGTTTCCTAAAGCAGCTAAGAATCCTAATTCAAGATTGCGACAAGCAAGAAAAAGGTGGAAATGCTAATGTATGAATATAGCTGTACGGTCGATAGAGTTGTAGACGGAGACACTTGTGATGTTATTTTAGATCTCGGGTTTGATATTTTGTATCGCACACGAGTACGCTTATACGGAATTGATACTCCGGAAAGTAGAACTAGAGATAAAGATGAAAAAGTTAGAGGTAAACTAGCTGGAGCGTTTTTACAAGAAGCGATAGATAACGGTTCTAAGGTGGTTATAGAAACGAAACTAAAAGATTCTAAAGGTAAGTTTGGCAGAGTTTTAGGTAATGTTATAGTTGACGGTAAAAATATCAACCAAGCTATGATAGAGAATTACTTAGCTGTTGCTTATTTTGGTCAAAGTAAAGATGACATAGAGGAATCACATTTAATCAACAGGAAAAAGTTAATAGAACTGGGTCAATTTGATCCTTCAACGGTGGGGAAATAACATGAATTTTAACTTACTTAAAGGTGTTAAAGGAATAATAGGTGCAGTAGCTCCTACAATCGGTACTGCATTAGGTGGTCCAATGGGATCAATGGCAGCTAAGATGGTAGCTGATGCACTAGGATGTGAACCTACACCTAAGAAAATAGAACAAGCTATACAAGCAGCAACACCAGAACAGCTTGTAAAACTTAAACAGATAGATGCAGACTTCGATGTTAAAATGAAAGAACTTGAAGTTGATTTGTTTGCTCTTGAAACAGCAGATATACAGAGTGCAAGAGGCATGTTCTCTAAGGATTGGACTGCTCGTATTATAGGTGTAACCGTTGTAGGTGGTTTTATGGGCTACATATTTCTTGTCACTATTATGCCTCCAGAACAAAACAGTGAAGCATTGATTAACCTAGTACTTGGCTACTTAGGTGGTCTTGCAAGTGCTATTATTTCTTTTTACTTTGGCGCTTCTCAAAAACAGGATAAAGAATGAATGAAAATTTTCCTTACCGAGTTTCAATATGATGGAAAAACTTTTGAAGGTCCAACTATATTAGCTAGTTCTTTTGAAGAAGCTGAAAAACAAGCAAAAAATTATGACGTTACTGTTGTTGGTCTTTTAGACACTGTAGTAATTACCGGCGAAGAAGATAAATGGAACAGAGTTTTACACTAATAGCTGAACTTGGTTTACCCGTAGCGGGAGGCTTAGTTATGGCTTATTTTATCTTTCTAGTAATGAAACAGCTAATGGATGGTTTGGTGAGTGAGATACAAACCGTACAAGCTATCTCTAAAATGCTGATTACAAGAGCCTCAACCATGAATAACGATATGATTCGTATAGATACCAGTGTATCGAGTGCGTTAAATCTATCACCTGATTTAGATAGAATAGCCCGTGCTGAAAACTTTGTTGAGGATGGCAAAATAGATGCTAGAAGAGACTAATGGATATTGTCAAATTAGTTTCAGAGTTTGGTTTTCCTGTAGTAATGGTAGTGGGGCTTGGATACTTTGTTTATTTTGTATGGCAAACTATTACTAATAAGATTGACCCCGCCGTACAAGAAATGAAGATAACGATTATACGTTTAACTGATCAATTAAGACTATTAGACCAAGATATGATACGCTTACAACAAAAGGTAAACACAGTATTAGAGTTAAAAGAAAAAGATGAAGCGAAAAAGTATAAAAAATAAAGGTTTATTAACAGCTCTGGCTAGTTGTTCTACCTTACTGATTTGGTTATTAATTTTAACTTTGTTTTCTAATAATATAAAAGCAGATGAAATACTACATAGGTTTAAAAGCCCTAGCTTTTCTGGTGTTAATTCTTCGTCTCACTATCTTACGATAGAAAACCAAGAAGCTACTAGAAAACAAGCAATTAGAGAAGAAATAGAAGCCTATAAAGATCAACTAGCAAGAGAAGCTGACAACACAACACTTGCTAGGTTTATCAGAAATTTAGAATCACGTGTTTATGCTCAACTTAGTAGGCAAATGGTTGAACAATTATTTGGAGAAACACCGCAAAAACAAGGCAAGTTAACACTAGAGGGTAATACGATTGAATACGTTGTTGAAACAGATACAATCACGCTTACGATTACAGATGAGTCAGGCGGCACGACTGAAATTACTGTGCCTATTGGTGACTTTACTTTCTAGTTGCGTGTTTGATTATCAAAAACTTATAGAAGAAGGAGGCATACCTGACATAATTATTAAGAAATCTTCGGTGTTAGAGTTACAGTCTGAAGAACTTAGACAACTTCCTCCTGCAAAACGTAAGCCTGTTATAGCTATCTATCCTAATAGCTTTAAAGACCAAACAGGACAACGTAAAAGTAACGGACAGTTTGCTTTGTTTAGTACAGCAATAACACAAGCACCTGAAGCATTTCTTATAAGA